GATTTCAGACAGGCAAGATACACTACAAATTACTGAAATAATATATAAACCTCCAACTGAAGATATATTTTCTGGAGGTGCAAATATAACAGAGATACTAACTAAAGGGATTACTAGAGGGAGATTTACAAAAGAGGACATCGGAGCTAGAATTATATTACCAATGCCAAACAACGCACAAGATAGCAATAATGTAGCCTGGGGAGAAGATAATATGAACTCTCTAGCTACAGCAGCTACCGGTACAATTTTAAATAATACTGGAGGAACTGCTGCTGGACTTGCTGCGTCTGAAATAACTAAATTCCTGGCAAATTTAAAGATGCCAGGTCTAGGGAATATTGCCAGCCAACTTCCCAAAGCAGCATTACTTGCAGACTTAATGAATAAAGCCTCTGGAGGAGGAGCAGAATCTGAAAATATGTTAAAGTCTGCATTAACTTCATATATATTACAAAAGTATGGGTTTGAAGTTTCTCCCGAAAGTATATTGGCAAGAGGACTAGGTGTAGTTCCTAATTCTAATATGCAACTACTATTCAACAACGTTACCCTAAGAGGATTTAATTTTTCATATCTAATGAGCCCCAGAAGTAAAGATGAGGCAAAAGTTGTAAATCAAATTATAAGAACCTTTAAGCAAGGTATGGCCGCAAAGAAAAGAAATCTTCAAGCTGGAGGAGCAAGTTTATTTCTTGGAACTCCAAATGTATATAAATTGGAGTATAAAAGTGGAAACGACCAAATTAAAGGTATAAATAAGTTTAAAATATGTGCTCTCAAAGGGTTTGCAGTCAATTATTCTCCAAACGGTAAATGGTCTGCATATGAAGGAGGGCAGCCGTCCTCGGTTACTATGACTATGACATTTCAAGAACTTGAACCAATTTTTGACACAGATTATCAAAATACTATTCCCGATGATTATAAATTTGATCTTCCTAAAGTAGAAGCAGACGAAATCGGGTATTGATATGGCATACTTTAACGAACTTCCAAACCTACAAGTAAAATTAAGATTTCCAAACCAATCTACTAATCAAGATTATGTAACTATAAAAAATTTATGGAAAAGGGCTAAACTTCGTGAAGATATTACAAATGCAGTAACCGCATTTTATTATTATCAAATTGAAGGAAACGAAAGGCCAGATGAAGTTGCAGAAAAAGTTTACGGTGACCCAGAACTTGATTGGGTGATTTTAATTACCAATAATATTACAAATATAAATGAAGGATGGCCCGCAAATAATAATTCATTCTACAAATATCTAATAGACAAATATGGTAGTGATGAAGCTCTTCAAGAAATTCATCACACCGAAACAAATGAACTAAGAGATGAGTATAATAGATTAGTAATACCAGAAGGATTGAGAGTAGATCCAAATGTAAATACTCCTAGTGATTTTAGTACTGTTTTAGGGGAAGGTAATTATCAATTAGATGGATTTCCATCTGGAGACAACCTAACTACAGTCTCTGTAAACTTAATTCAAGCTCTCAATGTAAAGCAAAGGCCAGATGAAGATACATTATATCTAATTCCGGATATAAATATTGAAACTTCAGATTTAAAAGTTTATACTAGATCAAATCAAATTTTAGATGTTGAAATAAATAATAATATAGTTGATAATTGGCCTTCTGGATGGGGAGGAACACTTAGAGTTACTACTAGGGGAGGAATAGTTCCAATTGAAATTCAAGATATATTAAGTGATATTAAGATTAATATTCCAGAAAGATTATATGAAGTTGTTGGTGAAATTGACCCAATTCAAAATAAAATAGTTCCAATATTTAAATTTAGATACTCAGAAATAGGAATTTAAAAATGTCCGAACCATTTCAAAATATGAACGTAGTATTTGAGACCAGAGGATACTCAATTGACTTGACAAATACAGAACAAGAAATAGTTCAAGAATTTAAATCAACAAACGATATTACTAACTATGAATATGAAGTAAAAAATAATGAAGATAAAAGACAAATTTTAATTCTTAAAAAAGAATACTTAGGAGCATTTATATCTGATATGAAGAACATTATGAAATATGGTAAATCATCTCAATATATTGATGATAAGACTAAAAAAGTTTAAAAGGGGAGCTTTATGCTCCCCCATCTATCACATTTGTGAAAGTTTCTGGAAATAATCTAGAGCATTATCCTCATCATCATCTTCATCATCAACTACTTTAGAAATAGTCTTTGAAGATTTTTTAGAACTGACTTCTTGATAATCTTCATCCATTTCTTCTTGAAGTTCTGGATCAACTTTTTTGTTTTGAGTTTGAGAAGAAACCATACCTAGAACTTTATCTAGACGTACTTGAAGATCTTCATATGTCTTAAATTTCTCAGGGTCAACAAACTCATTGAGGTTATAAAGTTTATTATAGATTTCTTTTAGCTCATCATCATCTCCATCTAACAGAGAAGAAGAACTAGAGAACTCAGAGCTATCATAATTCCAATACCCATCTTTCTTTAGAACTTTAAGTTTAAAGTCTGCGCCAGTCCAAAAATCAAATGGATTGATTGGAGTATCGTCTTGAAACTTTGGACGAAGAGCTGCGTCAATTTTTTCAAAAATTTTCTTGCCGAATTTGAAAATTCTTACTGTTCCTTCATTTTCTGGACTGTCTGGGTCTTTCAGTACATAAACATTTGCATAATAAGAAAGTTTACGCTTACGATCCCTTACAGTATTTTGCTTTTGTTTATCTCCAGTCGCCCAATCTTGGCTGTTGTGCGCGCAAGTGGGACATTTTCGACCAATGGTGGTAGGGCAGCTTTCGATAAACCACTGACCTCCTGGTCCCTGGAAGGCGTGACTGAATGCCTGAACGTACTCATCGTCCCAATCCGCTCCTGCGGGAAGAAACCGAATAACTGCATAACCAGTTTCAGTTTTTTTATTTAATGTTGGCTTCCAGAAACGTTCGTCATCCTTTTCGTTTCCTCCACCATTATTCAATTTTTCTACTTGCTTAATGAGTTTCTCAGTAAGAGAACCCATTTTTGATTTCTGTTTTAAGTCAGTGAACGACATTTGTATTCCTCGTATAGATTGTATATGGCCTGTGTGGATTAGCTTTAATTGTGGGTTTCCTAGCCACTTGAGTATTCTACTCCAAGTTTAAAATTTTTGCAAGTCCATCAATTGTTTTTTCTAAAGCATCAAAAAAGTCATCAGTACTATCACCACTCACTATTCCAAAAGTCTGTGCGCTTTTTAAAATTTCACTCTTAACGTTCTGTGCTTCTACATCATCTGATAAGGTCATTCTAAAAAACAAAAGTTTTTGTTTATCCAAAAAGTCTTTCATCAATTGAAGATGACTTCTCTTTTGTTCGGTAGTCATATATGGAATATAAAGAGTTTGCATTATCAAATCCTTTTGCATATCAGCAAGTTCTTCCATTATATCTTTCACAATGTTGGAATTAAAAAATTCACTCACAAATAATCTCCTTTAGTATTTGAATATATTTTTCTTTATTTATTTCTAAAAATGGAGAATATTTTTTAATTTTTAAACTAATACTTTCCCAAATTGGGTCATCTAAAATTTTATCATATCGTGAAACATAACCTAAAATTTTATCTAGTATAACTATAGTTTCAATTGAAATTGATTTCTGTAAATATTTTTTAATCAGTATTGAATGTTGATTATTTTTACACTCTAAAAGTTCATTTAAGGTATAATTAGATAGTAATACTTCAAATTCAGACTTAAAGTTATAAGTAAGACTTTGAACTTTCTTTCTCCATTCTGTATATACTTCTTCCCCATCTTTCATTAAGTCAGGAATATACACTCCATTTGGATTTTCTGTAGCTGCAAAATTCGAAATAAAAAATTCTTTAACTTCAATTTCTGTTTTTTTTCTTGAAATTCTTTCAAAGAAAAATCGGTCTTTTCTTTTATTATATGCCCCTATTGAAGCTCGGGTCTTCCAATTATATTTAAAAATATCATAGTTAGGTTTAGTAAAGTGATGCTTAAGGCATAAAAAAATTACATAAGTATCATACGGGCTCATATCAAAGATTTAGTTTTTGATTTTGAAGTTTTCTTTAAGAAATTAAGTTTTTCAGCATTAAATTTTAATCTTTCCTTTAATGGTTTAGATAACAGTTTAGGAACAGTTTCTACTTCAATTCCATTTGCATCACAATATGAAACAATAGCTTCAATATAATCACATTGATTTTCTTTTACATAATTTTCAATATCTAATGAAAACTTTTCTGCAGATAAAAATTTTGTTTCCATAATATTTTCTACAATCGTTGTACTAATCATTGGTGTTCTCATTAACATAATGTTTGATGTATTTTACTAGTAATTTAATGTATTTTGCAAGTTCTCGTTCTTCGTAAATTACAAGTTCTCCATTCTCACAACTCATAATGATTATGAATTTTTTAACTTCCATTCCAGTGAGTTCTTTAAGCATAAATGCATAAGCACAACACTGAACGAAATAATGTTCTAACCAAGCTCTAGGTTTAGGCTTTTTGGAAGTTTTATAGTCAATAATAGCTAGTTCACCGTCAAACTCTGCAATTAAATCACAAGTTCCAGCAATGCCTAGGTATTCACTATACATACCCAACTCAATCCCATATATTTTACCTATACGGTCTAAAGCTGATTTATTAACCTCAAATAATCTTTTAGAAATTTCAGGAACTTCTGGAGCATCAAGTCCCTGAAGGTAGCACTCATTTAAGGTATGTAAATCTGTCCCTCTTATAGTAGAAGCTTTAGTGATTTTATCTGCTTCTTCATTTCCTACCTTTTTTCTCCAATTTACAAAAATATGTCGATTAAAGAAACTGGTAATTGTAGTAATAGAAATAAACTTTTTAGCTTTATTATCAGGCCTAAAATAAAGTCTTTTATCGCCAATATGTTCTCTTTCCAATTTTGGAAGAACTAATGGCTCATATATAAAACTCATAATAATTCACTATTGTGATTTGTAATCTTATTCCAAAGTTTTCCATTTTTTATTTTAGTTACGTGTCCTTGTCTAATGTTAAACATTTCTCCTATTTGTTTTTGTGTCATTGTACCTTCCCAAGCCATAGAATATATCTGTAATATTTGTTCTTCGGTCAATTTAGAATTAGGATGTGTAGTTCCAGGAAATCTTTTTTTTAACTTATCAATAACCTTTTGAGAAAACTTCAACCCTATCTTTTTTTGTCGTATTTTTTCTTTTGTTTCCTCTGTATGGTTTTTGCCATAAAATGGATTATTTTCTCCTTTCATAGTTTCACTTAAATATTTTTTATATTTTTCTGAGTGAGTTTTCCCATACATACCATTTTTTTTCACCTCTAACTCTATCACTTAAAATTTTTGACCCCTTCAATAATTTACTAGGATGATTTATAATTGAAAATCCAACAGATTTTTCATTAAAATTCATACATTTTGGGTCATTCATATTTTTGGAAATGAAATCTTCTTCCTTTTCAAGAAGTTCTTGATAATTTTCACAAAATAAGACAATATTTCTTCTCAAAGCAGATTTATCTTTTATAGACCTAACCCATTTCCCACTTCCCAAATAACCATCATTTAAGTTATCTGTACTATGTCTTCCGTAATAATATAATCCAGAAGTAGAATATGTTTTGTATATTATATGATACATATTACAAGTATGGTGAACGAATACTTTATTATTTATATTCTTTCACCATACTCAAATAAACTTTTAGATTATAATCCAAGTTCTTTTTTCGCTAGAATGAATTCACGAACGAGCCCTGAGCGACATATATCATCAACACCAAACTCTAGAATATCAAAGGAAGGCATAATTTGCAAAATTCTCATAAAATCGTGAATACCATTCTTTTCATTTGTAGAAATTAAATCAGTTTGTTCGGCGTCTCCTGAAAAAATAATTCTACAGTTCTCACCAACTCTGGTGATGATTGATGACAGTTCATGAAAATTCATATTAGAGAACTCATCTACAACAATCACACAATCATCAAAAGTTAGACCACGAAGAAATGATGTATTATAGAACTTAATTGTTTTTTGAGATTTAAGGTTATCATAAAGCATATCAAAGTCAACTTCACTGGGAAGTTGAAACATATGCTTTACCATACTACGATATGGAGTTTCAAAATAACCTTGTTTTTCGTTTTCGCCACCAGGCATATAGCCAATAGACCGAGTTTGAACCAAGGACCTTACAATATACACACACTCTTTGTCATTTGTTTCATCAAAAACTTCCTGTAAAGCTTTATAAATGCAGCTAAAAGTTTTACCAGAACCGGGAACTCCATGAGCCACCAGATGTTTATTATCATCATAAGAATCATAAAACTTTTGTTGAGTTTTTGTAATCGGTTGAATGTCTAATAAAAATTCTTTGCCAATAGCTTTCTTTTTTTTCGAAGACTTTACACTCAAATTATTGAAATCAACTGGTGATGGAGCAGCTTTTCTACGTGGCATAATTTTATTATAGTGGTTTTACATTACTACCAGGAACAGACCCAGCTTTCTTTAAGATTTCATTCCATCCAGGATGTTTGGAAGTAAGTTTATTTTGCCAATCTCCTAGCTCACAACTGTTAGGAGCTGTTGATGGGTCACTCCAATCCCGAATCCAGTCAACGTTATCTTTTTTCCAATCGTCCCATTCATTAACACTCATTACAACTTCTTTTTTTTCACCAGTTTCCGTATTCACTATGGGATATGTCGCCAAAATTTACACCTCTATTATTTAAATTATTTATTCTAATGTTATTGAAGGTGCGTCATCACACTCAATACAATCAATACACTCATCGATATCTGGATGAGATTTCAAAAATTCTTGAAAGTCTGGCTCCGTAAATATAATTTTAAATATACTACCAGTCAAATGATCTTTTACACACCAGGTTTTCATAAGTATCAGCAGTTTGATTTATTTATGGAGAAAGTTTAGCTCTCTTAAATCTTTTATCCTCATAATAATTCCAAACATTTGGAGTCCACGTTTCAAGATGAGGAACAAACTGTTCTGTGAGTGCTTGAATTTCTAGTTGAGCGTCCAATTTTGCTCTTAGATCCATTATATGGAGAACAGAACGAAGATTGAAAGAAACGACAAAGTTTTGGCGGATTGCTTGTGCTAGGTAATCCCGAATATGTTCTTCACACATTCCCTTTTCATATTTTATGGCATAACGCTTACATCCTTCCAAAATCCAATTTAATTCGTCAGTATAGTCATCTTCGGTCCAATCATATTTTTTACCATAACGATTGGTATAAAATCCAGGAGGACGAACATAAAAAACATCCTCAGGTTTCAGTTCTCCACTTGCAACCTTGACTACACGTTTACCAGTGTATCGTTGAGACTGAACGTCAAAGGTTACTCCGACACGATGAGTTCGTGCCTGCATAGCTACGTTATGAACGTACCCAGACACCGAGAATGTAATTGCAGGATGCTCTAGAGGTCCCCAATGTCCTTTATCATTACTTAGTAACCTTTCTACAATCCATTTACCACATTCAGATGGACTAGGAATACTTTGGTATTGGATTGGAATTTCACTATAATCACACTTAGCTGCTTGATAGATTACTTGTTCCGGTAACGGATAACATTGGAGCATTACCACTTCCAAATTTTTATCGAGTTCAAGTAAATCGGTTGCTTTAATTGGTTTCATTTCAATTACCAAATCCTTTACTAGTAAGTTTACGAAGATTTTGAAACTGTTCTTCTAAGTTTCTAAGTTCTTTTTTCATATATGCCAGTTCATCACCAGTATATAATTGTTCTTCTTTCAATGCTTTACGAAGAATTTTTAACATTTTGTTTTCACGCATAAAATCTACCATTGTGTAATATTGTATCAGTGTTGAATAAGTTATTCATCAAAAACTTCATCATAGTCATCAATCATATAATCATTTGTGAAAGTAGAAATAGGTTCATTTAACTCTTCCTTCAGAGCTTGAATGAGTAATTCCATATTTTTTACTATAAGTTTCACTTTTTCAGTATTCATTGTGATAATATGTCTTCTATGATTTTACATAAAAAAGAGAGAAAGTCAATTCTCTCTTTTATAGAGGATGAATAAATTTATCTTTTCCTTTTAGTTTCTTTTGGTATGTAATCGTAAACTTTAGGATTTATTGCACCGTCAGTCCAATTGATTGATTTGACATTACGAAAATTATCATAATAATAATCAAATACCTCTACTCTAGAACCTCTCGCAATGTCATATACTAAGTTGCCATCTTTTGTATATGAAACCATATAGCTATCTCTTGGAAGTCTCTTATCTTTTGCTAAACTTGGCTCACACTCTTGGTGTAGAATAATCATATTCATCTATTAGTTTCCCATTGAATATCTGGGTATGCTTGTCCGACAATTGCTTTTGTAATTTTATATTTACTTTGTAGATTTTTATCTTTTACTAAACACATAATTTCTGCATCTAGTGGATGCAATCCTTGAAGCATTTCAATAAACATACTTTCCCGACGAAGAGAAGTGATATTTGAGTTTCCAGGAACACCAGAGCTAGATTTCACAAAGTTAATGAATTTTTCACATTCTGTGCGTAGAGTAGTATGTCCTGTCCGGATTTTCTCAGTATATCCTACAGATGGATTGTCATAAAATTCCATCTTCTCAACTTCTTTTTGTATATGTTGGCTCACAGTGCCAGTTTTTACTAAGTCCTCTCCTACAGTGGAGTAAGGAACGTCTCCTTCAGGAAGCATAGACACTACATTGTCATCAAAGTTCCAAATAAAAATCGATTTCAATGCAGGTTGTTCGTAGATTTTTAGAACTTGAACTGCAATGTCCTCAGTATCATACTTATTAATCAATTGTAGTATTTCAAATACAAAAGGATTATTGGGTAAAGTTAAATCTACCTCTTGCTTTGGTTTTGATGCTGGCTTTCTAGTGGAAGATGTTGACCGTTTAGTTGATGTTCTTTTAGGTCTAACTGTTGTTTCTTCGGTTGTAATTTTTGATATAGTCATAAAATTATGTAAATGTTTAGTTATATAGGGTCATTTATCATCGTCATCATCATCATCGTCATCATCAAATAGAGATTGATATTCTTCAATAAAGTCTTCATACATTCCAGGATGAATAGAAACTGCAACGACTTCATCTGGAATTAAATCCCCATCAGAATCAAAAAATTCAGGATGTAGTGGATTTATCTTTATGGGACGATTGGTATCCAAATAAGTCTTAAGTCCCCAACCTCCAATTACACCAACAAATAAAAATAGAGTGGTCAATAAACAAAATATCGTAAGTTCTGTAGCTAACATTACTCCTGCCTCCTAGAATTAACTTTTTCTTCTAATATAAAATTCAACTTTAAAAACAAACTCTCGATTCAACAGGGATATTATTTTATTTAAGTTGAACTTGTATGAAACAGGTAGTTCCTCCTTTTTCTTCTCTGGGGTATATAGTAGAACTTCAAGTCCGCGATTTCGGTCTCGCTCATCACTATTTATTTTACTCAAAGTAATCGGTTCTCCTGCAAATACTTAATTGTGTCTACACATCCACCAAGTTTTTTATCATTTACTAGAACTTGCGGAAATGTACTACCTTCACCAAATTCACCGACAAATTGTTCCCGATTAAAGTCAGTATCTAATTCATATATAACAATTGGAAATCCTTTAGTAGCAGAAAGATGCTCTAAGATTTTTTTGACTTTATCACAATACGGACAAAGACGTTTACTATAGATTATAAAATTCATAAAAGTAATAATAATGGTAATAATATTGTTAAATATCCTATTATGGCTCCCGATATCTCTGTAAACATCGGGAGCCATATACTCTCATCCTCTTTCATATATTACCCGTGGGTTTAAGTATTTAGAAGTTAGATGAAATTTTTCGGGGTCGGTAAACCACCAACTCATTTTCAGTAATTTGATTTTGCCATTTAATAATATCACCTAATCGTTCAGTTGTAAAGAAAGTTTGTTGCAAGTACCAGTCCGACCACATCTGATGACCCTTTGAATGATTACAAGAGTGACAGGCACATAAAACATTTATAACTCTATCACTCCCTCCTTTAGTTCTTGGCGTAATGTGGTCTAGTGTAAGATTTTCTTCAGATCCACAATACGCACATTTATAATTCCAGTTTTCTTTGATTGATTGTCTCCATTTTCGTTTTGCCTCTGAGCTTGATGTTGCTTCTAAATTATACAGAAGTTCCCTTGAGCTTTGATAGAGTTGCATTCGTGATGTGCGAACTAAAAATATTTATAGTTTCTCTGAAGGTAATCAAAATGTAATGAAGTTGCTCTAATGATGTGGTATTATACTTCATTCTTCTTTATTTCTTCCAAAATTATAACCCCAATATATGATATAGAGGTCTATGAGAACATTAAACCAATTGATGTTTTGCATCATACTACTACAGGTTTTTGTTGACCTTCAGGAAGTTGAAGTGCTTGAGAAGAGACCACAGGGTTCTTAT